TCGACGCAACGATGACCAACATGAAAGTCAACAGCACGTTTTCGCTGCGGATTATCAATCTTGGCACCAGTACGGGCCTTATCACGGTAGTTGTTGGCACCGGCATTACTGCGGTAGGCAACTTGGTTGTTGCTATTACTGGCAGTGCGGCAGGTGTTAGCGGCGCGGCAGAGTTTGTGTTTCGCAAAACTGACACGGCAGCGTATAGCGTTTACCGAGTAGCTTAGTAATAACACCTCGCGGTGTAACAGCCGCGAGGTGGTTTTTGAGGGTTTAATATGGTCATCTACCTGCGACACCCCGTCCACGGCAGCAAGGTTGCTATTGCAGACGCCGAAGCTGACGCTGACGAAAAAAACGGTTGGGAGCGTTACGAACTTGGCGCGTTGTTAACGCCTGTAAACGAACTGGCTAAACCTCGCGGCAGGCCGCGTAAGGAGCTTGTAGAATGACCACCACGGCTGGCGATCAGATCAACGGGGCGTTACGGCTAATTGGTCAATTGGCCGAAGGTGAAACACCATCGGCGGCAACGTCAGCCGATGCGCTGACCGCAATGAACCAGATGTTGGATAGCTGGTCGTCTGAACGTCTGTCTGTATTTTCAACGCAAGACCAGATATTTACTTGGCCTGCCAATACCGCAACCCGAACGCTTGGGCCAACAGGTAATTTTGTCGGCAACCGTCCGGTATTGGTGGACGACTCAACATATTTTATCGACCCCGGCAACGGCATTAGCTTTGGCATCAAGCTAATAAACCAACAGCAATATAACGGCATTGCAGTAAAAACAGTCACCAGCACCTATCCGCAGGTCATGTTTGTAAACATGAAAATGTCGGATATAGAGATGACTGTTTATCCGGTGCCAACTACGGCGCTGCAATGGCACATTATCAGCGTAACCGAATTGACGCAGCCAGCAACATTAGCAACCACATTGGTAGTGCCGCCAGGCTACGTGCGAGCGTTTCGGTTCAATCTAGCGTCTGAGATTGCCGCCGAGTTTGGGGTCGAGCCGCCGCCCCAAGTGCAGCGAATTGCCATGTCGAGCAAACGCAACATTAAACGCATCAACAACCCCGATGACGTAATGAGCTTGCCTTACAGCATCGTGGCGACTCGCCAGCGGTTTAACATTTACGCAGGAAATTACTAACATGGCTAATATCGCAATTTCTGCTCTACCCGTTGCTGCTTCGCAAGCTGGCGCTGATGTGCTGCCAATCGTGCAAGCAACGACCAGCACAACCAAACAACTATCGGTTACCCTTCTGTTTACCAGCCCGACGCTGGTTACGCCTGCACTGGGAACTGTTGCCAGCGGCAACATCAGTGCTTGCACCAGCACTGGTCAGGTGCTAACAACGCCCACCATGACAGCGCCTGTTCTTGGCACCGTTGCCAGCGGCAATATCAGCGCCTGCACCAGCACTAATCAAGTGTTGACCACGCCGGTAATCGGTGCGGCAACCGGCACCAGCCTTACTGCGACTGGCACGATTGTGTCTACCGGCACCGCAGGTGTAGGCTACGCAACGGGTGCCGGTGGAACGGTAACCCAAATAACCAGCCGCACTACGGGCGTGACGCTGAACAAAACGACCGGTGCAATAACCTTGTTTAGCGCAGCAGGAACAACGACGGCGGCAACCTTTACGGTGACCAATAGCACCGTGGCGGAAACGGATGTAATCATCCTAAACCAGAAATCCGGCACCGACCTGTACGATCTAATGGTTACCGCTGTTGCTGCGGGTAGCTTTAACCTTACGTTCCGCACAACGGGCGGCACCACCACAGAAACCCCTGTTTTTAATTTTGCGGTTATCAAAGCAGTTGCGGCGTAATTGAAAACGCCCATCCTCGGCGGCAGCTATGTCGCTCGGTCTATCAATGCGGCTGACAATCGCATGGTCAACCTTTTTGCTGAAGCGATACCCGACGGTAGCGGCGGGAAAGAGGCGGGCTTTCTGTTACGGTGTCCTGGCCTGCGCTTGGTGGCAACCGTTGGTAATGGCCCTATTCGCGGCTTGTGGGTCACCAATGGCATAGCCTATGTGGTGTCCGGCAGTGAGTTCTACAGCCTGACTACGAGCTGGACTGCCACCCTACTCGGCACCGTGTCAGGCACTGGGCCGGTCAGTATGGCAGACAACGGCACACAGATATTTATCGCTTGCAACCCTGATAGTTACATCTACAACGTATCCACGTTAGCGTTTGCACAGATTACCGACGTAGACTTCCCGGGCGCTGGCTCGGTCGGCTACCTTGATGGTTACTTTGTATTCAACGAACCGGACTCGCAGAAGTTTTGGGTAACCAGCCTGCTGGACGGCACAGCCATAGACCCGTTGGACTTTGCTAGTGCGGAAGGCTATCCCGACGATGTGGTGGCCTTGATCGTAGACCACCGCGAGATATTCTTGTTTGGTAACACCAGTGTTGAAGTCTGGTATGACGCCGGAACGCCTGACTTTCCGCTTGCACGCGTCCAAGGCGCGTTCATGGAAGTGGGGTGCGAGGCGGCGTATTCGGTAGCCAAGCTGGACAACAGCGTGTTCTGGTTGGGTTCAGATGCTCGCGGGCGCGGGATAGTCTACCGAGCCAATGGTTACACGCCTGCGCGTATTTCGACCAATGCCGTTGAATACGCCATTCAGAGCTACGGCAACATCACCGACGCCATCGGCTACACTTACCAGCAGGACGGGCACCCGTTTTATGTGCTGATATTCCCGTCTGCCGAAACCACATGGGTTTACGACGTATCCACGCAGTTGTGGCACGAACGGGCAGGATTTGAAAACGGACAATTTGTCCGGCACCGCAGCAATTGCCAGATGTCGTTTAACGACGAGATTGTGGTAGGCGACTACGAAGACGGGCGGGTCTATGCTTTTGATCTGGACGTATACGCTGACGATGACCAAATACAAAAGTGGTTGCGGTCGTGGCGTGCGTTGCCAGCAGGTCAAAACAACCTCAAACGCACCGCGCACCACAGCCTACAGCTCGACGCGGAAACGGGTATTGGGCTGAATGCCTATTTTGCTTACGCAGGCGAAGATTTAGCCACAGAATCAGGAAACATCATTGTTGCTGAGTTTGTGCAGGGTTATCTGACCACGCAAGCTGGTGACCAGTTAGTCACTGAGGCCGGTGACGGTAACGAACCGCTGGTAACTCAAGTGCAACCTGCCGAGGATTACAACGGCTATGCGCTGGAAACCGAAGCCTACACTGCGGCACCGGGTTACGATCCGCAGGTCATGCTGCGCTGGTCGGACGACGCGGGGCATACCTGGTCGAATGAACACTGGAACTCGATGGGTAAGCTCGGGGCTTACGGCACCCGCACCATCTGGCGGCGGCTCGGCATGACCGAGAAAATCCGCGACAGGGTGTATGAAGTGTCTGGCACCGATCCGGTCAAGATCGCCATCATGGGCGCTGAACTGTTTGTCACGCCGACCAATGCTTAACATCACCAACATCCCCGCGCCTCGGGTGCCGTTCATTGACGAGCGCACCGGCCTCATGGCGCGGGAATGGTATCGGTTCTTTCTTAACCTGTTTGTCCTGACCGGCAGCGGCAACAACCCTATTACGCTGGAAGAACTGCAACTCGGGCCACCCAATCAGCCTGACTTTACCGAACTGCTAATCCAGATCAATAAAGACATTGCTCCGCAATACGAGGATCAATCGGGCGACTTTCTAGCTACACTTGACACCGCGCAGCTCATGTCGATGATGGCGCGGTTTGAAAGCGCCGAAGCCGCCATTCAGGGCGCGTACCTTCAGCCCGTCGTGCAAACTGGCACCATTGCCAACTACAACCTTGACAGTAGCCCTACGGCGGGCGGCATAGCCTACGGCACTGGCCCCGCACTTGCGGTTAGTGCGGCAGGCACATTGGGCCAGGTGCTGACCAGTGCAGGCGCTGGAACGCCAACTTGGGCAGCGGCAGCAACGGGCACCGTGACCAGCGTGTCTGTGGTGTCGGCCAACGGGTTGGCGGGAACCGTAGCCACCGCAACCACAACCCCG